CAGCCTGTTGATGTAGTTGCACCAAATCTTCTTTCTGCAGAGGTTTTACCTTCTGATTTAAGAAGAATAATAATTACATATAACGAAGCACTTGATACAAATTCTTTACCTGCTATCGGTAATTTTACAGTACCTGGTAAAGTAATTTCTGAAATAACAATAAACACTGATAAATTATATGTAAATGTTACTGCAGATTTTGCAGAAAATGACACAATAAGCATAAGCTACACACCTGGCTTAAATCCATTACAGGATGCAGCTGGCAATGATTGTGCTGCATTCTCAAATTTGTCTGTATCAAATAATTTAGGCCTGCACTGGCTTTATAATAATACAGTTTTTGAAGTACAAAATCAGGGTTTTGAAAAAATTGGAACTATTTACAACACAAATGAATGTGCCATTACTACCGAAAATTTTGGTAATAATGATTGGATTGCTATGTTAAATCCAATAAGTAATTCAGGTTCAAAAAGAATAATTTTAGGATTTTCAACAACTGATGTACTGCCTGCTTTGATACCATCAACTGGATGTTTTTTTGTGTTAGGAGAAGATAATATTGTTTACGCCAGCATTGAATCTTCATTTTTTCAATTTACAGGTGTAAATTTTTCAAATTTTAGTGGCGTAAATTATAACGGAAAGTATTTCAGGGCTAAAATATCAGGTACAAATTTTCTTTTAGAAGCTTCAGAAAATCGTACAAGCTGGGTTACAATTTATACCATGGCTGGTGCCAGCGGTACCTATAAAGGGCTTATAGCAGCTCTTCATGTTGGCAGTAAAATTCACCAAATAAAGAAAAACCTATGAGAAGATTTTTTCAAATGGTTGCAAAATCGGCCCCTGTTAACCAGCATCAGATAATAATAATTGCCGGGCAAAGTAATGCACAAGGCAGGCCGGATGATTTTAATTATTCTGCATTGCCGCCAGAAAATATTCCGCCGCAACCAAATATAAAGGCATGGTTTGGGCCGCCATATTATCCTTTCAATGGATTAGGGCAGGCCTCATGGCAACCATTACAGGTGCCTGATACAGCTACTATTTATTTACCGCATGCGTCTTATCCGGAATATGGATATGGCATTGAACAATCATTGGCGTTTAAAGTTAATGAATCAACTAACCGTCCTGTAGCAATTGTAAAAGTTGGCGTTGGTGGTAGTGCTATTAATGCTTTTTTACCACCTACTGGTGGTGAATGGCCTAAAATGGAGCTATTCATTAATGAGAGTATACAAAATCTTATTGATGGCGGCATACCTTTTAAAGTAAGGGCAATAGTATGGATGCAGGGTGAAAGTGATTCAAACAGTACAGATGCGCCATTGTACCTTAATAAATTGCGACAAACAATTGCAGGAGTAAGAGCGATTCATCCTGCACATTTAGATACGGCTCCATGGATTAATGTAAAGTTGATACCTGCTTTTAATGCATATACCACTGGTGGTACGGTAATAAATGCTGCTTTTGAAACAGTTGCATCCGATACTCCTTATTGCCATTTTGTAGATCCTGTTGATTTTGGTGTTAACATGCTTCCTGATTCTACACACTACAGCGGTAATGGATTATTAAAAATAGGAATGGGAATACATGACTTTTTATTAACCAATAATTTTTTGCAGTAATAAATACATCAAAAAATAACTTAAAAAACATGAAACAAAAACAGTCAGTAACCATATTATTTGATTGGATTAAGCTATTTCTTTCATCCATGCTCACTGCATGGATGGTACTGCTTAATGATAATAAGGGCCTTTTTACATGGGATGCTAAAATGCTGGAGCGTGTTTTAATTGCAGGATTGGTTGGGGTGCTTCCTGTAATCATAGCTTACCTGAACCCCAATGATAAAAGATATGGCATTGGAGCTCCTAATGATGGACCAGGTGGCGAAAGGCCACCAGTAAAACCCGGTAACCCATGAGAAAAAGTATAGCATTTTATGTACTCGGATTGCTGGTATTTACTACCATGGCAACATTTGGGGTAAATTACTGGGATAGCATTTATTTTATTTGGGATAAAGCTAAAGACAGTATTTTTTTATTCACCATTTGGCAGTTTTCAAAAAAAAAGTACCACAATACAATGCGCCCGGTTTTTATTTTGAGCCTGGTAAGGCTCTTGTGGGATTTTGTTGCAAACCTTACAGGAATTTATGTGAACAACACCCTTGCAGTTGGCATTTTGTTCACCTTATACATTATTTATGTTAGTTACACAATCATCAAAAATGCTCGAAGCTAAAACACTATTAACAGCTATGGCTTACATACTTGGTATACCGCTCACATTTTTGGGCATACTGGAAAATTATGGCACATGGAGGGCAAATGTGTTGTTTTTCCTTATTGCTGCAATGCTGCTGGTACGCATTGTTTTTATGTGCATCAACAGGTGGCAAATAATGAAAAAGCATAAGATGGAACTGGAACGCCAAAGGTTTGAGCTGGATAAGCTTAAATCTGATACAGAAAAGTAATTTTTTACTCACAATAAATTTTAAAATTTATGAAACTCGGTGAAATTGTATTGAACAGCCTTAAAGGCACAGTGGAGGAAATTTTAGAAAGCAAGCTGGAAAGCCTCCTCGATGGTTTGCATGATAAAGATCCTGATTTATATCGTGCGGCGGTTATTGCCGGTAACCAGTTTGTTAGAATCGTTGCTCCGTTGGCGGATAGAACCAAAACGCCGCTTGATAATGCATTATTTGATTTAATTAATGATGCCATTAAAGATTCTGCGAAAAATAACAATGTTGAGTTGTGAATTTTCGATAATATACCATGTTTAACGGCCCCGGTTTCTACCGGGGCTTCTTTATTATGTCCTTTTTGCCTGTATGGCAGCACACTAATTTAGCTTTATGGTTACAGTAGAGTTGTATCAATCAGGCCGCAGCCAATCAATCAGCTTCCCGCAATCGTGGAATGAGCTCATGATTACTGAGCTGCACAAGCTGGCACAAAGCATACTCTTTCCATCTTTTACTGAGCATCAAAGCAAATGCTGGCTTTTTCTGGAGCTTTTAAAAATACGCAGCGGCAGTAAAAAACTGGTGCAAAAATTAGATGCTGAAGATTGTGTGCTTAATGGCCTTCCACTGCTTGATTTTGTGTACCAGGGTAACAGCCTCACTGTTCAACCATATAAAAAACTAAGATTGCCAGGCACATTGCGGTGCATGCTGGGCCCTGCAGATGATTTTAACAGCATCACTGTAGCTGAGTTTGAAGATGCTGAAATATTTTTTCACCAGTTTCAGCAAAACCCGCAGGCCGGTTCACTCTCTTACCTGGCAGCCATACTGTACCGCCCCGCTGGTAAGCCATACCTTACCATCAACAGTAATACCATGCAGGCCACAAGCTGGCCGGTAGATAAGTATCAAAAAAAAATGGCAAAGCTGCCCGCCTGGGAGCTGTACACCATTTACCTGTGGTATGCCGGTTGCCGCCAGCAGTTGCTGCAGGTATTTCCCAATGTATTTGGCGATGCAGGCACTGGTAACGATGCAGCGGACCCCGCTGCCTTTACCAAGTGCATACACGCAGCGGCCGGCCAAAAAAATGGCACCCGCCAGCAGGTAAGGCTCACCCCTTTAAAAGAATTACTGTTCGACCTGGAGCAGCAAGCCATACAGGCGCAGGAACTTGAAAAATTGTACAAAAATGCCCGATAAAGTACTATCATATACCGGATATTTTCGCCAGCACGCAGTATCGCACTACCTGCTGCAGCACAATCCTGCAACCGAAACCGGCAACGGCCCTGCAGGTGGCATGCGCTTTTGCCGCTTTACACCCGATGAAATTGTTAACGGCCTGCAGTCGGCAGTATCATTTCCTGCACTCTTGCTTCAGTTGTTTGATACACAGCTTACCGCCGAAACCCATTACGATATCAAAAACCGCCCCCGGGCCGGGTTTATGATTTTGCAACATGCAGATAGTGATTATGCTGCCGATCAGGAGGCAGCATATAACACAGCCCATAACATTGCTGAGCAAATACTGCACAAAATTTGGCAGGATCATTACGGCCCCGGGGCCAATAAATGCACCACGCCATTTTTATCCGTCAATTTCAGTACTGTTACCATCATCCCTACCGGCAGGCTGTTTACCAGGGAGTACGGCTATATGGTGGAGTTTGATTTTGAGTTTGCCCAAAACCCGGCTTTTAACCAACCAATACAAAACGGCATATTTTTATGATATATATTTTCCGCACACTCGCATCGGCCAGTAATACCACCAGCGGCGTGGCCGAAAAAATATTTTTTGCCCCGGTGGCATGGTTTACTAAAACTGGCATAAAAGCACCTGATGCAGGCGGTGTTGCTATTGTAAACAATCATCAATTTTTACCAGGTAAAGGATTTTTAACCATTGCCCTGGCTCCCGAAAAAAATGAACTTACCGGCAAAACCATTGGCGATACCATGTTTCAAAAAATGGATGTGGAGCTATCCGTTTTTTTACCTGGCAGCTATGTACAATTGCATGAGTTTGTGGCCAATGCCATTAACATACCGGTAATTGCATTAATACAGGATGCTACCTGCGCAGGTGATGAGTATTACCAGGTAGGTACCAATTGCAATTATGCTTACCTGGTGGCCGATTTTAGTACCGGCACTACCAAGGCAGGCGTAAAGGGCTATGAGTGTAAAATAAAAGCCACACACAATGCCATACAGCTTTACAGTGGTACGGTGTTACTTTATGGCGATACTGAAAGCGGCCTGCCTGCAGGTGCAATTATTACTGAAGATGGCCGTGCAATTTTATCTGAAGACAATAAAGTATTAATTGCAGAATGAGCCGCCAGTTACTATCATCATTTATGGCGCAATCGCTTCATCAGTACAATACTGATGTAATTACAGGTATAAGGGCTGCTGCACGCAAAGCCGGTGTAGGTGTAACCGATGAAGGGGTAAACAGCCTGGCATACCAGGTATTTAAAAGCGATAACCCCCGCAGCGAACTATCATTTAACGAATACCTGCGCATGGTAGATATGGGCGCAGGCCGTGGGCACCCCATTGGTGGCATTACTGCCACCCGTGCCGCCCTTAAAAATAACCTGCTTAAAGGTACCGGCGTAGTGCAGCAAAAAGATACAGTGCGCCGCCCCAAAAAAATATACAGCAAAGTGGCTTATGGTAAGCTTACCTGGCTGCAAAATAAACTGCTCTATGGCTTTACAGAGGAAACCATTGAGCAATTAAAAACCGAATTACAAAATGGCAATAGCAGCAGTATTAATTAAGCAACCATACAGTGTATCATTTACCGGCAATGCCATGCCTTACCTGTTTGCCGTGCAGCCTTATGGCACGGTAGAAAAGCAGCAGGATATACGCCTGCAGGTAAAAGTAATGGTAGAGGCTGCCGCTAATGTATGGGATGAGGTGTTTAACCAGCAGTATTACCCTAATGATGCAGGCACGGTACTGGTGGATGTGGCCCAGGTGCTTGCCCCATACCTGCAGTATTTTACACCACCACCTTTTTTGCAAAAGCCGGTGCTGGCCAGCGGCCACCGCAAAAAATACCGGGTTGATTATTTGCTTATACAGGATAATAATATAGTGCAGGCCCTGCAATCCACACCCGATGCAATTGCCATTAAAGGAGGCATGGCCATGGAGCACTGGCATAGCAGCGAATTTTTTACCGATGTAATTGCCGGGCAAAAAAAGGCACTGCTGTATGGCAGCACCAGCACTGGTATAGACGAGCTGCGCTTTTTATACTGGATATATCCTTATGCCGATAACAGCCCGCAAACTGTTTATATAGATGTATTGCTTAATAATGGTACTGTGCTGTACGAAAGCCTGGCAGATGTGGTTACCGCCCCGCTGTGGGGCGTGTGCTGCTGCCCCGCAGGTTTTACGCAGTTAAACCTTGGCGCATTGGTGCCGGATGTGGAAGAAATTGTAAGCTATACCATACGGGTAGATAATGCCGCCGCATTAAATGCAGTGGCCCCCGTTACCTATACACTTAACCACCGGTATTTTAAGCAGCCCGTTACGCTGCTTTACCGCAATAGCGCAGGCGGTATTGATACACAGCGCCTGCTTGGCCAGGTTGATTTTAAAACTGAAATAGCCCTTACCAATGCACAGCGCAGCCTTACGCCCGATTACCTGCAAAACAGCATTATGGATGCTGAGCTTACACAACCAGATACTGAGGAAACTGTACTGCAGGAAGGGCATACCGGCTTTATTAACCGGCCGCAGGCGCAGGCCCTGCGTGACCTGTTTTTAGCACCACAAAAATGGGAGCTGTACAATAATACCCTGCTGCCCATTGCATGGGATGGTAAAAACATTGCCTTTTATAATAATGCCGATAACCTCATCAGCATTGCCATTGCGTGGCGCAGGGCTTTTACCAACAATTTTTTTACACCAAATGGTATAATGCCGGTAGCAAGGGCATGCCCTGCATTAGAAAGCTTTGCCGCCATACAGCTTAATAAAAATACCCTGCAAATAAGCTGGGCAGCTCCATTACCTTACAATGCTGTGCAGGTTACCATCATTGCAGGCAGCATTACCGCTACCGTGGTATATTATAGTAATTATGGCACCATCAGGCAGCTATTTACCAACCCGGCCGCATTAGGCAGCACGGCTTCCATCAGCGTGGCAGGCAGGTGTATATGTAATGAATATACCAACCCCATGGAGGTAGGTCCAGCCAGCACCATCAGCCTTACCGTATCGGGCAACCTGGCACCGGTAGCCAATGATGATACTTATGTACTGGCCACAGGGCTTACATCGCCCATTACACTTACCGGCAGTGTAATTAGTAATGATTACGATCCCGATGGCGATCCCCTCACCGTTACAGCAGTTACCGGTGGCACTACCCATGATGGTGGTACTTACAGCATCAATGCTGCCGGCGTGGTTACATACCAGCCGGTTTCATTAACATACAGCGGGCAGGATTATTTTGATTATACCGTAAGCGATGGCACACTTACCGATACCGGGCGGGTATTTATCAATGTGGGTACGGTTGATCCTAATGTATATGCCAAAATTGTACAGCGCAATGTGGTGGTATTATCCGGCACTTACAGCAGCCATATACAGGGCGAAGTTTGGATAGATTATTTTGCCGATGCTGCCGGCACAGTACCTATTGATGTTACCAGCCGCAGCCTTACGGTAAACTGGAGGCAAAATGAGTACACGCAGGATTTTTGGGGCGCCACCAACTCCACCGATACCGATTACACATTAGCAGCAGCAGGCACTAAGCAGCAATTGTACAATGGCTTTTTATATGCTGATTATTACGATCCCTCATACAGCTACAACGATGTGCAGCAATTAACGTTTTTTGTACTGCCCGGCACCGGCTACATTGTTATATAGCCTGTCCTTTTTGCAGCGGTTTTTCATGGCCAATTTTATGGCATGAGTGTAAGAACCGATACCGTCAACCTCATCGTAAATATTAAGGGCGATGCGGCAAAAAACGAGATGAACAATCTGCGCAAAAAAGCTGCAGATATTAATGAGGAAATGAAGGGCCTTACCCGTGGCACGGCCGAGTATGCTGCCAAAGCTAAGGAGCTTAAGCAGGTAAAGGCCGATATGGATGCCCTTAAAAAAAGTATTGGCCTTACTGCACTTACACAAAAGGAGCTGATGCAGGAGCTTAAAAACCTTAAAGCACAGCGTGGCAGCATTACCCCGTTTACAAAAGAATTTACTGAGCTTAGCAAGCAGATAAAACTGGTAGAAAACCGGCTGTACGAAGTACGCAATGGGGTACAGGGCTTTGCCTCTTTTTTCAGCAAAATAAAAGATGAGGTAAAGCAGTTTGGCATGATGGCCGCTGCATACCTGGGCTTTCAGTTCATAAGCAGCCAGTTCAGGAATATAATTGGCAGTGCCGGTAAGCTAAGCGACTCACTGGCCGATTTGCGCCGGGTAAGTGGCCTTACTGCCGAAGAGGTAGACAGGCTTAATAAACGCTTTGGCGAGCTGGATACCCGTACCAGCACCGATAAACTGCGTGAAATTGCCATTATTGCCGGTAAGCTGGGCGTGGCCAAGGCAGATATATATGGCTTTACTGCAGCCGTAGATCAGTTGGTGGTGGCACTTGGCGATGAGCTGGGCGATGCCGACCAGATAACCACCCAACTGGGTAAAATACTCAATGTGTTTGATGGCAAGGTAGATGCTGATAATATCAGCCGCCTGGGTAACAGCTTTGTGGTGCTGGCCAATGCCGGTGTGGCCAGTGGTGGCTTTATTGCCGATTTTACCCAGCGGGTAAGTGGTATTGCCAAAAGTGCCAACCTTAGCCTGGGCAGCACAGTGGGACTTGCTGCCGGGCTGGAAGAGCTGGGGCAGCGAAGCGAAAGCAGCAGCACCGCCATACAAAAACTGCTTAGCACCATTGCAAGCGATTTGCCCAAAGCAGCCAAAATAGCCGGTGCCAAAACATCGGCCGAAATACAGCAATTTGCCAACGATTTTGCCACCAAGCCACAGGAAGCGCTGGTAAAATTTGCCGAGGGCCTCACTAAAAATAAAACCAGCTTTGCCGAAGTAGCCAGCAGCTTTAAAGATGCAGGCGAAGAGGGTGCAAGGGTGGTAGGTGTGCTGCAGGCCATTGGGCAAAATGGCGAATTTATGCGTACTAAAATGACGCTTGGCAACGAGAGCCTTAAAAATACCACCGCCATTACCGAAGCATTTGCCCTTAAAAACGAAACCTTTGGCGCCAGCCTTGATAAGCTGGGTAAGGAGTTTTATAAGCTGATAACCAGCCCGGGCATTACCAATTTTTTAAAAGGTGCTGTTGAAGGGGCTTTTGCATTTATAAAAGCCATAAAAAATATTCCGCAGTTTATAGCTGAAAATAAAGCTGCACTGCTTACCATGCTGGCAGGCGTGTTGTTATTAAACATGGCATACATTGTAAGTGCATTGGTTACAGCCAGGGATACTGTGGCCAAAGGATTAAATGCCATCGCTGCAAGGGCTGTAGCCGTATGGACGGCTATTGCCACCACCGCACAAAGTGCATGGGCGCTTATTGTAGGTGTAGCCACCGGTAAGGTTACACTGGCCACTGCAGCACAGCGCATTTATAATGCTGCATTAGCTGGCAGTACCCGCATTATTGGCGGTATTGTAATTGCCATTGGTGCATTAATATTAATACTGGATAAACTGCTTTTTAAAGAAAAAGAACTGAGTGCCGAAAAACGGGTACAGGCTGAGCTGGATGCCCGGGTGGCCGAAAGTGTGGGCGAAACACAATCGCAAATGAAACTGCTTACCGCCATTGCCAGCGATAACAATATACAGCTTGGTAAGCGTAAGCAGGCATTGCAGGAACTTATCAACATTAACCCGGAGTATCTTAAAGGCCTTACGCTGGAAAACCTTACCACAGCCAAGGGCATTGAAATAATGGACCTTTACATTAAAAAACTGCGGGAAACCAACCGGGCAAAAGCTGTAAATGATCTTACTGCCGAAATGGAAAAAGAACTGGCAAAACAGGAAGCTGGTATTGCTAATATACGTGCCACTGCAGTGCAGGTATCAGGAGGAAGTGAGGTACGTAATAACAAAGGAGTAATAAAAAACCTGGCATACGATTTATTTGGCATAGGCGAAGGCAGCAATGTGCAGCAATTGGAAGACCTTGAAAAGCAAGCCAAAAAAACAAGAGAAAGCCTTGATATTTTGTATGGCACTATTAAGCAAAATGTGGCTACAGGTGCAACTGCAGTACCTGGTACAGGTGCAAGTAATGTTTCCGTAAATGTGGCAATTCCAAAAACAAAACCAGAAAAATCAAGTAGCAAAAATGGCGATGACCTTAAAAGCCTAAAAGATGAAGCTGATAAATTTTACACCAGCCTTTCAAAAATTAAGGAACGTGCATTGCTTAAAAATGAGGAAATTGATCAGGCCGAAATTGATGCAGTAAACATGAAGTATAAGGAGCTTTTGGATAAGGCAAAAGACTATTTTACAAAACATGCAGTTACAAAAAGCCAGTTTGATCAAGCTGAAAAGCAAATAACCGAAGCAAAACAAGCTGAATTGTCTGCCATTTTTAATAAATATCAAAAGAAAAGATTTGAAGAAATTGAAAGGGATGAATACGAAAAATCTCTCTCCTATCATCAAGAATATATTGACCAGCTTAAGATTGATATATCAAAACAATATGCTGAAGGTCTTATTTCAGAAAAGCAGTACAACGAAAAAATAAAGAAGATTGAACTGGATGCCATTACCGACAGGGTAACCATTGCACAGGATTACAGCGCCACGGTAAAAAAAGCTGAAACCGACCTGGTGCAGTTTAAAAAAGCAGCCGAAACCGCCGTTACCAATAATAAGATTGATGAAAATAAAAAGAGGAAAGAATCAGATAAAGAAGCTACTGAGTTTTCTAAATCAGAAAATATTTCTAAACTAAAGCGTGCAGTATTTACAACACGCCCTGGTACCGATGCTAATTTAAAAGCCCAAAAGGCATTGCTTGAAGAGCAGTTTAAGCAGGAAACTGAGCATGCTGATCAGCTTAGCGAAATGTACAAGCTAAAGGAGCAGGAGAAAAATGATGCTATAAAGGATATGGAGCTTGAAAACTTTAAGCAAAAGTTTGAAAGGGTGATGAATTTTGTAAATGCTGCAGCAAGTGCTTTTAACAGCCTCAACCAGCTTTTAAATAATCGGGAAGAGCGGCAATTGCAAAAAGACCGTGCTGCCAACAATCAAAAGAAAAAGCAGTTTAAAGATCAGTTGGATAATAAGCTGATAAGCCAGGCACAGCATGATAAATTGGTGAATAACCTGCAGGAACAGCAGGATAAGCAGGAGCGTGAAATAAAGCGCAGGCAGGCAAAGCGGGAAAAAGCATTGAATATTTTTCAGGCAGTAATTAATACAGCAAGTGCCATAGTAGAAGCATTGCCCAATGTGCCATTAAGTATATTGGCTGGTGTATTGGGTGGCATACAAGTAGCTGCCATTGCCAGCACGCCCCTGCCAGAGGCTGGCAAGGGTGGCTTTTTTACCACCGGTGATAAGCATAGTGATGCCAGTGGCGGCATACCCGTTATGATTGAGCGGGATGAGGCGGTAATAAATGCCCGTACCATGCGGGATAGTAACCGGTATACCGTTACCGGTACCCCCGCCCAAATTACCAGCGCCCTTAATAGCCAGGCAGGCGGTGTGCAGTGGGCCGGTGGTGCGGTGGTAAATATGGCCAAATGGCTGCAGCAAAAGCAGGCAGGCATAAGCCCCGCCCTGGTGCGCAGCATGCAGTTGGGCGGGCTGGCAGCAGGCCGCACGGCCAATGCAGGTACTGATGATGGGGCAGATGGCAGTATGCAGGCTACTAACGAGCTGCTGCGCCAGTTAATAGCACAGCAGGCCCTGCAAACACAGGAAATTAAAACCATGAAAACAAAGCTGCATGCTGTAGTAAGTATTAAAGAATACCGGGAGCAGGAAGAAGTATTTGATGCCGCCGCCGCCGCCGCCGCCATAAACCAAAAAGCAAGCTGATGAGTAAACTGAGCATATATGTGTATGGCCCCTACCGCAGCGGCTTTCTCGATCTTAAAGAAGGTACCGTGCTGGATGTGGAAGATAATGCCCCCATTTTTGATGAAGAGCTGAGCATTGGTGAGTACAGCCTGCCGGTAGATATACCATGGACGGATAATAACCGCCAATTGCTCAACTTTGCCGAGCGTATAAAAAACTTTACCCGCACGCCCCCATATTTTAAGTGCGATGTGTACGATGGTAACCTGCCCGCCATACAGGGTGGCAAGCTTACCATACTGGAAAAAAGCGGCCGCCTCAATTACAGCACTGGCAGCTTTAATGCCAGCGTAAGCGGGCAGCGTGGCCTTTTTGGCAGCCTCATAAAAGATAAAAAAATGCCAGCCCTGCACCTGGGTGGCCCCATCAGCTTTGGCAGCCGTACCAGCCGCCAGTATGCCAGGGATATTAAGGCCGATGGCCACCCCTACATAAGCTTTGCGCCGGTAGCTATAGAAAACTTTATCAATACCAGCGCACCGGGCTACACCACTGAGTTTTTGGCAAAAGATACGGTAAACAATATCATTGTTACCGGTGGTGGCACGGCTGATTGGGTATTTGGCCGGCCACAAAGCGCCAGCCCATCCACCCCGGCAGTGGCAGGCACGGCTGAGTACAGCCATTACTTTACCGTGCCATTCATCAGGCTTAAGCACATCATCAATGCCATATTTAACGAGCATGGCTATGCCGTTACCGGTGCCATAGTAGGCGAAAATACCTGGGATGATGTGCATGTGTTTAACAATTATGGTATAGAGGTATATGTAAACAACCAGGATACTACCCGCAGCCTCAACCCTGCCAACCATGTACCCGACGAAACCGTGGCCGATTTTTTAAAAGCCATCTTTCAGTTTTTCAACATCTACCCCTTTTTTGAAGGCAGCAGCACCGTGCGCCTGGTGTACCGGCAGCAGGTAATTACCCAGCGCAAAGTGTTAAATATAAATGCCATGGCCAGCAGCAGTTTTACCAGCAGCCGTACCGATAGCCAGGAGCAGGAGGGCTACACCCTTGATTATGCATGGGATGGTGCCGACCAGTACCCCGGCAGCCATATAAAAGAGCTGGGCGATAAAAAGCTGGTGGCCACCGTGGCCAATTACAGCAAGCTGGCCACGCTAAGCATAGGCCGCCCCTTTACTACCGATGATGTGGCTTACAGCCTGGCCGATAATATGTACTACAGTGTGGCCAATGCCACCGGCAGCCCGGTATTGTGGGAGGTATTTAGCGAGGGCCTGCTGCCTGTAAAAAGCGGTGCAGGCGGGCGGGAGGTAAAGGTTGGCTGCAGCACCCTGTGTACATACGTGCTGTTTAACAATACCACAGCGCTTAACGAGCGGCAGTACTATGCCGCCTGCGCCCAGGCAGGCAGCTATACCAGCTATGTAGGCAGCAAGGTAAAAGCCCCCTTTGGAGTGCGCCTGTTTTACATAAGCCAGTTGCTGGTAAGCGGGCATTTTATACCCGTAAGCTACAGCCACAATAAGCAGGCCGATGCCAGCGCCCAGGGCTATGCCATTATACAGCCCCGCAGCCTGGCACTGCAGGGGGCTGATGGGCTGGCAGCCTGCTGCCACAGCCAGTGGCAAAATGTAATTGAGCAAAACGAAAAAGTAAAGCTGAAGCTGAATATAAATGCCATTACCCTGCGCCAGTTAGATGCTGCCACCTGTGTGGAGCTTAACAATGTGCTGCTGGTACCGGTAAAAACTGAGCGCAGCATACCCAATAGCGGGGTAATAACGGTAGAAATGATGCCACTATAAAATTAATGATATGGATACAGTACAGGATGATCAAAACGAACAGGAAAACCAACACGAAAATGAAACCCAACCGGCAGTACCACCGGCAGGCCCTGAGCAGCTAAGCCCCATGCTGCAGCACCTGCGCAGTAAATTGCAGCAAACCTATACCAATGCCTCAGGTACAGGCATAGCCACAATGCTTACTACCAATGATATATTTACTGAGCTGTATGCCGCTTACCCCAGCCCCGAGCTTACACCCGTAATGGTGGCCGATTGGTTGTTTGAAGCTGGCTTTACCCTTACCGACCTGGGAAGCCTGCGTATGGTGTGGATGCTGGAAAGGATTTGATTACCAATTGTCATTGGTTGCACTTTTCTTTTGTAAGTAGTCTTTTAATCCCTTCACTGTTTCTTGCAATTGCTCTTCTGTTCGTCTAAGCAATTTTTTCAAAAATGCTTTAGGATAGTTCTCATATGTATAACCCTGACCATTGGATGACTTATATGTAAAATCAGTAAAAGCATACCTGAATTTACCATTTTTAAAATCAAAAATTAAAGTATGGCCTAACCAAGCTTTTTGCATAAACATGGTAGTAACCATATTACCTTTTACAATCATTTTACCAGTTTCTTTATCTTCCAATTGCATCACTGCATCCATAGATCTATACGACAAAGCAATCCATTCTTTCACTTTTGTAAAAAGGGCATCTTTAGTTGAACTATCGGCCTGAACAACTTCTGTATACTGATACCTTTGGCTTACAGAATCAATTTCTAATTGCTGGCATATTGAAACACTTGATAAAAAAGTAAAAACTGCGGTAAGTATAACTTTCATAATAAAATTTTAAGCAAAGCTGTACCTTTTTTAGCACAATGTAAAGGGGAAAAATCCTGTTTTTTAAAAAATATTTGTAAAATAGTACATAAAATTTTATACATTTGTATTGACAATAAATTACATTATGAATCATTTTAAACTCCTTAAGGGGAAAAATCTCAAATTTTTAGCCATCCGAACCGGTAAGACCGGTAACTTTCTCCCCAGATTTGATCTGTGTGATTTGTTGTCAGCGGATGGCTATTTTTTATCTTAAATTTTTTTTCAATGACAACAAATCACACAGCAAAGGGTGCAATTCCCTGGCAAACGCAGTTATTAACCGAGTATTTTGCGGGTGAGCCGCCCATTTATGCGGGCTCCATTAATAAAAAAATAAGGGATACCCTTATTAAAAGCCCTGCCTGGGCCAATGTGCCGCCAAAGCTGCAGCCCAAAGCAGCGGAAATGCTCAACAGTGTAGTAGATTTTTTTAACCTGTGCAACGAGCGGATGGCCACCCGGCCACCAATAGATGGCTGGCAGGCCGATACGCTTGAGTGGCTGTACGATGGGCTGGATAAAATGCCGCCCCGCCTCTACTGGATGCTAAACGATTTTATGGAGCAGGTACTAAGCGTAAGCCCCGATTGGCAGGCATTTACCCCAGAGCTGCAGGCAGCAATTACCACCAACTTTACTGCCCTGCGCACATTGCACAGCAAGGCCATGGCCATTATGCAGCAGCAGGTAAAAGATGAGTGGTGTACCGCCATTACGGTAGAGCTGGGCAACATAATGCCCACTGCCCGTAATATTGCCGATGGCCTCAATAGTATTGATACCAATCAGCTTTCTATTGAGCAGCAAATGATTTTTGGCAATATCCTGGGCATCATCACACAAGGCCGCACCCTCTTAGAAAATGCACGGGAAATGATGAACGTGCTGGTAGTGCCGGATAAGCTTGTATTGGCGTAAGTGACATAGTTTTTCGCATCTTTTCGTTTAAAAAGCCGGGTTTATGCCCGGCTTTATTTATTCCACTTATCCATTTCAACGTCTGTTTTACGGTTGGTTACCCGGTAATAGTAGCCACAGCTTTTTACGGTAATGCCCATCAGGTTGGCAGTGGTTTCAATACTAATCCCCAGCTCAGCGCAGCGTACTGCAAAGCTGTGCCTGGCCACATGGTTGGTAAGCACTTTTGTAAGCCCGGCCATGCTGCCTGCCACTTTAAGGTACCGGTTGCAGGTGTGGCGGTCCATACCCATTGGCTGGTTGTTCAGCTCCTGTAGTAGTTGCGCCAGTGGCCTGGTAATGGCAAAGCTTACAATCTCTTTATTTTTTTTGGTGCGCAGCAGCAGCCGCCCCTCATGCACCATCTTGGTTTCGTCAAACTTTTCCCAGTCGCTCACCCGCAGGCCGCTGTAGCAGCCCAGTAAAAAGTACAGCACTGCCCGGCGCAGTATATCAGGCAATGGCTGTAGCAGCAGTGCCTGCACCTGGTTTACTTCCTGCTCAGTCAAATAGGTACGGTCGGTTTGCTGGTACACAGGGTTATCATAATTGGCAAATGGGTATAGCTTGGTTACGCCCTCTTTAATGGCATCATTTATAATTTTGCGCAGGCATTTCCATGCCTTGTGTATGGTATTGGGCATATTACCCAGTGCAATCAGGTGCGCCTCGTACCGGCGCAGCCAGGCAGGTGTAATATCCTCAAAGCAAAGTGCCTGCCCGCCAAAGCTCAGCAGCTTATCCAGTTCGGTTTTATAAATGCGTATGGTTTCTGTAGATTTTTTACCGGCCCATGTTTGCATTATATCCAGGGTAAATTCCTTTACCGTAACCTGCATGCCTTTTCCCTTTACAATAAACTTAATCACCGCATCCGTCACCGGCTGATCATTCACCCGCAGGCGGGTAATTTCATCCATTATACGGCGCACTTCTTTTTGTATCAGGGCGTTCAGTATTTTGTCTTTACAGGTCTTTTTTTCTACATTCCAGTCATTACTCGCCACCTTTCTGCCCAGTGCTAAATCAGTAACAGTTTTTCCCCCACGGGTAACCCTTATGGCCACAGGTATCATCCCGTTTTTATCTTTCCGGTGATTGTAAAGCAATGGGTACACGCTTATTTTGGCCATTGTTAATGTGTTGGTTTATTGCAGTGTTAATGTAAAATATGCTTCGGTATGCTTCGCAATGCGCCGGTATGCCTCGCAAACCTACCCATCAAACACCACCAAAACACAGACGGGACGCTGAAACCAGCATCCCGTCTATATTCTGTACTTTTTTAAGAGCGGACCGGACGGGACGCACATTTTTAAACTTAAAAGGTTGACTAACATTTAGTTACAAATGATGTTAATGTAAAGAAATAGTGTACTCTTGAAAATACACTTATAAATGCTTTAACTTTTCTATAACACATGCATTTGGTAAATTTGATTATAAACTTTACCCTTATGCTCAATGTATCCAAATCAATCATTGCTTTTGTAATTCAGCCAACACTTTGTCAGCAGTCAATGAAACTGCCTTATCAAGCGTTAGATTTACTTCGTCAAAATCCCTTCCCTCAAGCCGGGAAGTCAACAGTTTTACCTGCTGAAGAGAAACAGCAGCAGCACTCGAAGACTGAACCAAAAAAGTAACCACTTTCTCCATTAATTTGTCTGTAGTATTAATTATTGTAATACCGCCTGGTGTTGATGGTACATCTATATCTTGTATACCAGGGTATTTCTTTTTTAAAGCAGATGTTACATTTTTAACATTTCTTTTGCCACTCATTGCATTAGACAGATGCGGCCGGGTGTAACCAATGCTAATCGCAATTTCCTCAATGCTTTTTTTGTAAATAAATTGAATTTTTTCAACCAATTTGGTTAATTCTTCACTCTGTGTCATTTTTTTGTAGATTTTTTTGAATAATAATTATTTTTTTAGTTTTTGTTACAATTAGTAACATTTGTTACGTTATGTAACTTATCTTTGACGAAGTAAAATTTTACTTACTTATTTACGTAAAATTTTATAAATGCAAAAGTAACAAAAATGGTAACAAAAGCAATACCACAAAGTGGTAATAAAAAAAACAGGGTGATTATCCCCTTACATTCCTACGTATTAAAGCCAAAATGGGTAAATAAAATTGATACCCCTCAGTTGCGCAGAACAATTGCTATGAGTTTTGGAGTAAGTGAGCAGGCCATTGCCAAACAAATAAAGAGTGAAAGCCCAAATCTGGCACACATAAATGTGCTGATGATTATACAAAGCAGCTTTAAAGTAAAAGATATCATGTCACTCTTACAAAAAAGAGCATAATGTTATCTGCAATTATTGAAAAGCTGGATACCATCATTAATCTGCTAAATAAACAGCAGTCAACCAGTGTAAATAATACTTGGTTAGAGCTTGAAGATGCAACAAAAATTACCGGTTTAAAAAAAACCGCATTGCTTAAAAACTGCACCACAAGAGGCGGCACAATAAATATTCAAAAAGCAGGAAACCGGTACAGATACAATAAATCTGATTGCTTACAATATGCTTTAAAAAAAAGTACATTAAGTTAATTATATGCACGAAATAAATTTTTCAATTAATCATAATGGTAAACTTTTCGCCGAAACTTTCAGCGATTTACGGGCACTTGACGATGAGAAATACTTTATTGGTAATGAACTAACGGCCATTTTAAAAAACAAAGTTTTGGGTATAGTAAAAGTAGTTGCCATAAGGTCTACAGAGTATATACAAATAAGGGATGTACTTGCTTTTATTAACTGCGGCTTTCCGGCAGCATACCAGGCAGCTTTACTCAGCAGATTTTACAATAAGAATGTGCCATTACCACCGAGGTTCAAATTGCAGCATATCGTATTCCAGTATGTAAGCAGAAATATGGAAGTACAAAATGTATTGATTACAGAGTGGTGGAACGATATAAAATTGAAAGAACAGGAATTACAGAATACAAAAATGTTTATGAAGTAATGGCTGAAAAAGATACAATATCATACTACCAGAGGCGCATGGATGCACTCGGCGTTACCGCTGAACTGAATAATATTAATATTTGGCGCAATGGTACTGATGGAAACGTGCTGGAGCCTATGCAAATTTTTCAGCAAGTACCGGAGGGAATAAAAATATTACTATACACCCTGCAGCGCAGCTTAATAAATTTTAAAACAGAAAGCAGCCGGTGGAGCAAAACATACAGTATTACCAGGCTTGAAACACCCGTTATTAAAAATGGCAAAGAAGCTAAGTACTTACTGCCAAAGGGAGCTGGCACATACCCGTTTTTTCCTCCAAAACTGGTAGAAGCTTACGAACAAAAAACAAGCATACACACACTTTTTTTGGTAGAAGGATACTTTAAGGCTTTTAAAGCAGATATGCATGGGGCATATATAATAGGGCTAAGCAGTATTACTCACATGCGTGATGCCGAAAAAGGTGCCCTGCATACCGAAATACTGGATTTGATTAAAACATGCCAGGTAAAGCGCATTGTATGGCTTACGGATGGTGACTGCCTTGATTTGAGCCGAAATGCAGGTATTGATGCTGATTTAGACCTTTATACCCGGCCATCACAATTTTTTACCAGTATATCTACCTTTAAAACGCTGCTGGATGATTATGATTTAGAAAAATGGTTCATACATGTAGATATAGATGCTATCAGGGATAGTGTTTCCGGCAATCATACACGGGATGATTTTAAAGGGATAGATGATTTGCTATGCTACTTTTCTAATGAGCAAGCCACTCAAAAACAAATAATTACTGAGCTGCACAGCGTAAGTGCTGCAGGTACATTTTTTAAAAAATTTAATATTACGCATGGCCTTGGTAAAGTATGGCGCCACTTTCATTTGCAGGATGTAAAGGATTTTTATTTGTTTCATACCGAGCGCCGGCCAGAGATAAAAGATAAGGAGTTTGTTTTTAGGGGAACCAGGTACGCTTATAATGCAGAAACAGGAGATTGCGATGTAAAAGTACCCAGCAGTGCCAAGCTATATTTTAGAGTGGGTGATGATTATTATAAGTGGGTAAATATACCCAACCAGTATAAGCAACTGGAAAAATATTTTAAAAACAGGAAAACATCCACGATAAAGCAGGATCATGGTGCAAATATTTTTAAGCACATAGCAAAGTATGAAGAGTTTTGCAATGTGCCGGTGCATGGGCCTGAATATGCCAGGATAATCAATAACTGCTTTAATGTGTACAATGAGTTGGAAATTCAGCCGGATGAAGAGCCATGTACAGATGAGGATTGCCCCACTATATTGAGGTTTATTTTACACCTTTTTGGCAATAAAACAGTTACCTACCGGCATCCCGGCACAAAAGAAAGGCGGGAGCATAATACTTATGAAATGGCGCTGGATTACCTGCAGATATTGTTTCAGCAGCCGTGGCTTAAGCTGCCTATCATTTGCCTGGTAAGTAAAGAAAATAATACAGGTAAAAGTACTTTCGCAAACTTTTTACGCATAATGCTCAGCAGTAATGTTGCCATTGTAGGTAATGCCGACCTTGCTGGCGATTTTAATGCCCATTGGGTAACCAAAAAAGTGGTTATATGCGATGAGGCGAAAATTGATAAGGTACACGTAATTGACAAAATAAAATCGCTCAGTACTGCCCGTAAAATTTACATGAATGCCAAGGGCAAAAGCCAGGTAGAGCTTGATTGCTTTTTAGTTTTTGTACTCATAACCAATAACGAAGAGAACTTTATCACCCTTACTGATGATGATATCCGTTATTGGGTAATAAAAGTACCGCAGCTTACAAGCGAAAACCCACGCATATTAGACACATTCGTGGAGGAAATGCCTGCCTTTTTGAGCTTTTTAAACCGCAGAAAGTTAAGTACCGAAGAAAGTGGCCGCATGTGGTTTCACCCTGATCTGTTAAAAACAGAAGCCCGCCAGCGCATCATCAGGTACAGTATGCCTACGGCAGAAAAAGAAATAAGGTATTACCTGGAAAACCTGTTTTTAAATACCGGGTATGATGAAATTAAGATGACACCAACAGTTATACATAAGCAGGTATTTGGCAACCGGTACGAAAAAAACTACATAGCAAAAATTTTACAGGATAACCTTAAAGTGAGGCCATACCATGTATACTACCTGCAGGGAGATCCTAAAACTGAATTTAGCACAAGAGATGAAGCCACAAATGCTGCTTTACAAAAGTTTGCAAACGGCCAGGATACAGGGAGTTTTGAGGTAGATAGATTTATACACGTAAAAGAAAAGCAGATACGGTACAGCTACCCTGATTATGTGGAGCAAATGAAAGATGGGAAAATGGAAAGGCTGCGTATTGAAGTGAGCGATAATGGCAGGCCATTAGTTTTTTACCGAAAAGATTTTGTAACCGAAAGAGACGGTGTAACGGTTGATATTGGAGCTGAAGCTGAGCAATTAACTCAATTGCTTCCAGAGGGTACAGTACCACCGCCACCAGCCGATGATTTACCATTTTAATATGAGCAGAAAAAAATCACACATAACAGTAACCGACCAGTTTTGCGGTGCAGGCGGCAGCAGCCAGGGAGTGCGCAATCTTAGCCGTAAAATGGGCGGCGGGTTGGAGGTTTCACTGGCCATGAACCATTGGAAATTAGCCATCGAAACTCATAACACAAATTTCCCAGATACAGCCCACGACTGTGCCGATATAAGCGCATCAGAGCCACGCCGGTATCCATCAACCGACATATTGATTACCAGCCCTGAATGTACCAACCACGGGCCATCCAATGGTAAAAAGAATCACCAGACGCAAATGGAAATGTTCGTATCTGGTAAGATAGATGCTGCTGCCGAGAGAAGCCGGGCTACGATGTGGGATGTGGTAAGGTTCGCTGAGTATCACAAGTACAATAATATCATCGTAGAAAATGTGGTGGAAGCCCGTAAATGGATAATGTACAGTGCCTGGCTCAATGCAATGTACACATTAGGGTATCAGCACAAAGCCGTTTATCTCAACAGCCGACACTTTTTGCCAACCCCTCAAAGCAGGGATAGGATGTATATAATATTTTGGAAAAAAGGCAACAAAGCACCTAATCTCGATTACACACCTGCTGCCCATTGCAGCAAGTGCGGTAAGGATGTGCAGGCAGTGCAAACATGGAAACATCCGGGTAAGCATTTTGGAAAATATAAAACACAATATGTTTACCGATGCCCTGTAGATGGTACACTGGTAGAGCCTTACTACTATGCTGCTGCCAATTGCATAGATTGGTCGGATATAGGAACAAAAATATCTGAAAGGGAAAAGCCATTGGTGCCAAACACTGTGCGCAGGTGTAATTACGGGCTGGATAAATATTCTGGCAACCCATTTGTTGTTAACGACCAGCATAGCACTGGCGTAGGGTTTAGGGTTAACCCTGTGCAGGGCATATTCAGCACCATCCCCACACAATCATTCAATAAGCTGGTTACGCCCCCGTTTATTGTAAGGTTGGAGCATACCAAAGCGGCAGGCAATGCCAATACTGTATCAGGAGTATTTGCCACACAAACAACAACCGACAGCAGCGCATTAATTACCCCGCCTTTTATTGTAGAAAATAAAGGCACCAGCCTTGCAAGGGCAATAACCGAACCTTTAAGCACAGCCACATCAGTAGGGTATCATGGCATTATTACCAACGAAAGCTGGAGCAGTTTTATCAGTTACTGGTACGGCACATCGCAGGCCACACATATTACTGATCCTTTAGGTACCTGCACCACGCAGGACACCCACCAACTTGTTACCTACCAGCAGGGCCATCGGCCAGCACTGGAAGATTGCTATTACCGCATGATAAAAGCACCAGAAGTAAAACTGGCAATGGCCTTTGATAAAGATTATGTGGTGCTGGGTACTGCCAGGGAGCAGGTAAAGCAATGTGGTAATGCGGTAACGCCGCCAGTAATGGAATGGCTGGTAGGGCAATGTGTTGAATCTTTTAATTAACAATAATCAATCAAAAATGGAAATCAAAATTGAAAAAGTAAACGCTGTAAAAGCGTACCAGAGTGCCGATGATGCAGGCAAAAAGTTACTCACTAATTTGTTGGGAGCATACAATTTATTAGATGGGATAATGGAGCGTGTAAAAAGCTACGAAGATGCCTGTGCTGTCTTAGGCATACAGCAGCACAGTTTTTTAATCAGTACAGATGATCCTTTCGGAGATAATGCCGCCTGTGTAGCCTTGCAAAAGCTCACCATCATTTCCAGAGCCTTAAACGAAGGATGGACACCCGACTGGAGCAATAGCAGCCAGTATAAGTACTATCCATATTTTAAAGCCAACCCTGCGGGTTCCGGCCTGTCGTTCCACGGCTACGATGGCTGGCTTACGGATACGAATGTCGGCTCCCGGCTTTGCTTTAAGTCGGCAGAGCTGGCCAGATATGCAGGTGAGCAATTCATTGACTTGTATAATGACTTTTTAACAATAAAACAATCATAATGGAAGCAATTAAAAATTTTGAAGATGCTGCAAAAGCATTGGGCATAAGCCCCGAACTGCCCAACCTGAATGGCTTGCCTGAAAAGTACAGGCGTGGCCTGCTGGCAGATTACCAGCTCACGGTGATAACCGAAGCCCTCAATGAAGGATGGGTACCAAACTGGAGTGATAGTGATGAGTACAAGTATGTACTTTGGTTTGAGGAAAAGGAACCGGGTTCCGGCCTGTCGTTCGGCGACTGCGATGGCTGGCTTACGGATGCGAATGTCGGCTCCCGGCTTTGCTTTAAGTCGGCAGAGCTGGCTAAATATTCAGCAGCACAGTTTCCGGAGCTGTGGGCTGATTTTATGAACCATCAAAACTTTGTAAAATGAAAAAAGTAAAATCATTTGAGCATGCCTGTGAGCTGCTCAAAATTAATCCAACCCTGCCAGTGGTAAAAGGATTGCCAAAAGAACATCAGGAAGCAATTATCAGCCACTACCAGTTAGTAATTATTACTCAGGCAATAAACAACGGATGGAAGCCTGATTGGAGCAACTCCAATCAATATAAATATCATCCGTGGATGAAAGTAAAAGCAAGTGCTGAATGCCCTGCGGGTTCCGGCCTGTCGTTCCACGGCTACGGTCGCTGGCTTACGGATACGGGTGTCGGCTCCCGGCTTTGCTTCGTCAGTAGTGAGGCTGCGGAGTATGCCGGTAAAAAGTTTGCAGACTTGTATGCAAAAGCATGGTTGTATTTGCAATAATTAAATGGGTTGTGTGCTGCCTGGGCTTAGGTTGTTTGTGTGCAGGTTCCAGCCTGTCGTTCAACGACTACGATAACTGGAATACGAATACGAATGTCAGCTCCCAGCATTGCAGAGGATGATAATGGCAGCACAGGCCTTGGCAACATGCCAAAAAATGATTTAAGCAAAAAGGGTATTGGTACGGCTCAATGTTGGAAGATGACCTTTTAAAAGCAAAGCCAAAGTGAAAAGAGAAAACAATTTATTTGAACAAATTTGCAGCCTCGATAACTTGCAAGCTGCCGATACCATTGCCCGCCGTGGTAAGGCTGGCCAGTGGGGCATAAAGGTGCATGACAGGAATAAGGAAGCCCACCTGCTGAAGCTGCACCAGCAACTGCTGGATGGTGATTTTAAAACCAGCCCTTACACCACCTTTAAAGTGTATGAGCCAAAAGAACGGGAAGTGTACCGCCTGCCTTACTACCCTGACCGCATACTGCACCACGCTGTAATGAACGTATTGGAGCCAATTTTCGTGGCTAATTTTACAGCCGATACATATAGTTGCATAAAAGGGAAGGGCATACATGCGGCTGCCAATGCCGTAAAACGGGCATTGAGGGATGAGCCAGGCAGCAGATACTGCTTAAAACTGGATATTGTAAAGTTTTACCCCTCAGTAAACCATCGGGTGCTAAAGCAACTGCTGCAACGTAAGTTTAAAGACAGCCGCCTGCTGGAGCTGCTGTACGGCATTATTGACAGTGCGCCCGGCCTGCCAATAGGGAACTATCTCAGCCAGTACCTGGCAAACTTTTACCTGAGTTATTTTGACCATTGGATTAAAGAGGATAAGCGGGTTAAATATTACTATCGCTATGCCGATGACCTGGTGATACTGGCCGCAACCAAAGCAGAGCTGCACCAGTTGCTGGCCGATATTAGGCAGTACCTGGCCGATAGGCTGCTGCTACAGGTAAAAGGTAACTACCAGGTTTTCCCGGTGGCAAGCAGGGGTATTGATTTTGTAGGGTATGTGTTTTATCACACCCACACAAGGCTAAGGAAGCGAATTAAGAAAAACTTTGCCCGTAAGCTGGCCAAAGGAGCCAGCCCGGCCACCATTGCATCATACAACGGATGGATGAAACACGCTAACTGTAAAAACTTAATGAAAAAACTATTACATGAAAAAATTTAGCGACTTCGGAATAAAGGTGAATACAAAAAGTTTCAGTGGAGATAAAATAAGTGTTGACCGCATATTAAACCGCCTTATAAACGTGATTGATTATAAGATTGAATGCTCAAAATTTGAAGAAAAAGGCAACGGTAAGTGCCTGCATCTGCAAATAGAATTAAACAGCCTCAAGTATGTAGTATTTACCGGCAGTGTTTACCTGATGAATATGATACAGCAGGTGGCAGCAGATGGGTTTCCATTTGAAACAACGATTATTAAAGTTGACGAAAGCTATCGGTTCTCATAATTATTAAAAAATACATGAAAAAAATATATACCATACGCATCAGCCAAAAAGTACAGCACCACCAAATGTGGTATGCAGGTAAAGCCGGTACCGAGTTTACTGCTGAGCTAAGCGCCCGGGCAGGGGCTGATTATAAGCAGGTGCCGGTGGTATTTATGGTAAACCCCTGCCAATGGGTGTACCCGGTTGATTGTACCATCGTAAGCGAACAGTTGACAGAAATTTATACATCATCAAAAAATAAGTTATGAGCAATATACTTTTCAGCACCATTATGGTAAAGGCTTTACTTTCCGGGCGCAAAACACAAACCAGAAGGTTAGTAAAGGGCAAGGCGCTTGCCTGGCTGGATGAAGGCGGATTTACCCCTGAATTTGTAGCCAATCCAGATAATAACCTTTGCCCTTATGGAAAGCCAGGTGATGCCATATATGTAAAAGAAACCCATTACAGAAGGGGTACATGGGTTAAAGATGGTATCACAAAAACAGGTAAGCAAAAGTGGAAGTTTAAGCCATCAGATAAAGTGGTACTTTTTGAAAACACAAAGCCGGCATTGTTTGAAAAAAGCAGAAATAAAGATTATCCTGATAAGGAAATGTGGTATAAAAGATCATCCTTGTTTTTGCCAGTATCATTATGCCGGATGATGCTGATTATAACTGATATACGTATTGAAAGATTGAATCAAATAAATACGGATGATGCCATTTCAGAAGGTGTATTAACCGTACCGGTTGAGTTTTTCAAAGATATATTTACTGAGTATTTTGAAGCTTATAAAAAATGGGAAAACACAAAAACTAATGACAAACCTCCATTAGGGCATTCGCCTGTTGAGCAGTTTAACGCATTATGGCAAATAATTAATGGAGCCGAAAGTCTGCAATCAAATCCCTGGGTATGGGTTATTTCATTCACCTTAAAAATGGTTACCAATGAGCAAAATTGAATGGACCCGAAAACAAGGCCTTGTAAGCCGGGTGTGGAACTTTGTAACCGGCTGCCACAAAAAGAGCCGAGGCTGTAAGTTTTGCTATGCCGAGGTAATGCACAAGCGGCTGATGGCCATTGTGCCGGATAAATACAGCCATCCATTTAATGCTGGTGCAGTATTTCACAAGGATGTGCTGCTGCAGGCTTTTAACTGGAAAAAGCCCAGCCTGGTATTTGTAAACAGCATGAGCGACCTTTTTCACAAGGATATTACCGATGCACAACTGCTGCAGGCATATTCAGTAATGGATCAGTTACGGGAGCATACTTTCATAATACTTACCAAGCGCAGCGAAAGGTTACCGGGCTTTTACCAATTACTGCAGCAGCAGGAGGGCGAAGCCGCCACCGCCCCCAATATCTGGCTTTTAGTAAGTACAGAAAATCAGGCCACTGCCAACGAGCGCATACCGCACCTGCTGGCCACCACGGCAGCAGTAAAAGGCATAAGTGCCGAGCCGCTGCTCAGCCATATTAACCTACCCGTAGAGTGGCTTTGCCAATTGCAGTGGGTAATAGCCGGTGGCGAAAGTGGTGCCAAGGCCAGCCCCATGCACCCTGCATGGCCGCTCAACCTGCAGCAGCAATGCCAGGCTGCCGGTGTACCCTTCTTTTTTAAGCAGTGGGGGCAGTACCGGCCATTTACAACATCACTTAAAATGGAGTATTATACCGATGCCTGTACGTTGGATGAATACGATATGCATCAAATGAATTTTATTGAAAGTAAAGCCTACCCCGGCCAGCCGGGCCGCTTTATGGGCCACCGCTGGCGTGATGCGTATGGTACTATGATAGAAAACAAAGACAATGGCGATAGCCCCTGCCAATTTTTAAACATGGGCAAAAAGCACAGCGGCAACCTGCTGTATGGCAAAGCCTTTATAAATTATCCAGCATGAAAAAAGAAAAAGAGATATACCCCTATACTTATGGCGCCAGGCACCGGCAGGCCGTGGGTGCAATAGTTATTTTCTGGTTAAAAGATATAGCCATTTTGCTTAAAATGATTGTAAAAAAACTGATAGCATGAGCGGAAACAGTACGAAAATAATTGCCTTTAACTACTTTGGTGGCAAATTCACCTGGCTCGACTATTTGTACCAGCTTTTCCCCCATGGCTTTACCCATTTGATAGATTTATTTGCCGGCAGCATGAGCGTGTCGCTTAATTACCAGGGTAAAGTGGTAAAAACTGCCAACGAAATTAACAGCGATATCACCAATTTTTTTGAAGTGCTGCGCAATAATGAAGCTGAGCTTACCCGGCTTTTATTGCTTACCCCCTGCAGTAAGCAGGAGCATGATAATTGCTGGGAGCCAAGCCCCTGTAAAATAGAGCAGGCCCGGCGCTTTTATGTAAGGGTGCGGCAAAGCTTTTTTGGCCTGGGCGCACAGCGGCGTAATAAAGGCTGGCATTTGGCCAAAACAAAGGTAAACAGCCATGGTGGCGAAACTGTAAGCAAGTGGAACAATGCCATAGAAAAATTGCACCAAGTAGCTGAAGTACTGCGAAACAACTTTCAAATAACCAATTTTGACTATGCCAACTGCATTCACACCCTTGATTTTAAACAGGCATTTTTTTATGCAGATCCGCCATATCCAAAGCAAACAAGGGCCAGTTTTAACGATTACAAATTTGAGTTTACCACACAACAGCATATTGATTTGGCCAATAAGCTGTGCAATATAAAAGGGCTGGCCATGGTAAGCACTTACGAAAGTGATTTGTATAATGATCTGTATGCCACCTGGCACAAAACACCGCTGCCGGTAAAGCGCAATAATATACGCAGTGGCAATGTGCAAGAAATAGTTTTTACCAATTATTTACCACAGCAAAACGGACTTTTTAAAATTTAAGCAATATGACAACAGATAAAAAAATACACGCCGCAGCCGCCGCAGCAGCAAAAAAATTGCTGGAGGTATGCATTAATGAAAAGGTAGAAAACCCATTGATAGAAATGGATATTGATTTTAAAGACAGCCCCGAAAAATACCGCCTGCGGTTCGAAAGGGTTGATTTAGATGATACAACCAAAGCCTTGCCATGAGCAGCCTTAACCTTAGCGCACTGCAGCACAGTGTATTGCTGCAGCATTACCCGCACTTTGCCCAGCGCCTGCAGGAGCGCTACGGCCAGGCTATTACCCTGCGGCAGTACAAGCTGCTGTGCATACAGGGTAAGCTGCGCCACCGCAGGCTGCGCCCATCTATCCGGGGCACGTATATAAGCTGCCACGAGGGCTATCTTAAGTACAGGGGCTACCTGTTAAAAGTGCGCAGTAAGCCGTATAAAAAAGCAGCCATTAACCCGCTGCTTACCGTAATACCCCTTAGCGTAAAAGATGTGGAGTACTTAATAAAAATGGGCAGCATTAAAATACCTCCCTAAAAATTAATACTTTTTTACATAAAATTTTATACATTTGTACTGCGAAACGGAAATTTTAAAATTAAAGAACTATGTTATTCCTGATTACAAAGTGGCCTACCTTCTTGGCCATGCGAGCCGTAGCCCGGCAACAACCCACACTTAGGATTAGTTCTATTATGGTTTTCGTTTCGCAGCGCATGGTCATTTTTTCATTAATAAAATCGTTATTACGATGCGAAACGAAAATCAAAACGTACAGGGTGCAACGCCCTGGCAGGCGCTGGCTATCCAGGCCTATTTTAGTGAGCTAAGCACTGCTTATGCCAAAGAAGTAATTAACAAAACATTGCAGCGGCTACAGGTAGCACCCGGCTTTGCCGAGCTGCCGCAGCACCTGCGGCCACAGTTGGTACAGGTACTGCAGGCCATGGCCAGCTTTGCCGATTATTGCCAGGTGTACGATGATGAGCCCGGCAGCACCCACTGGCAGGCCGATATGCTGCACTGGCTGTTTAGCACCCCCCTGCGCTTTGCCCCCCGCACGGCTCTGCTGCTGGCTGAGTTGATTGAGGCCATTGTAACCAGCAGTGATGATTGGTTTGATGACCAGGTATTTACCAACCAGGAGCGTATGGTGTACGCCTACCATTTTGAGCAATTGCGCAACCTGTATGCCACCGCCATGGTGCACCTGCAGCCGGTGGCCGAGCAGGGCATGCTGGAGCTGCTTAATTACCAAATGGGTGTAATGCAGCCCCTTACCGATGAGGTAACCACCAGCCTGCACAAGGCCGGGTATATGAACCTTGAGCCTGCCCAGCGGGTAGCTTACGAGCAGGCGGCCCGCCTGGTGCAGGGCGCCATGCAAAGCATGCTTAGTGCAAAAAAATACATTGAGCAGGCCACCGGTGCAGGTGCAGCAGGAGCGCTTACAAATTTGCCCGATGCAGAGCCTGAGCAGGCTTTTCAGGCATTTGGCAGCATTATGGCTTTTATTAAGCACATATTTGGTACCCATATAGTTACTTACACACAGCCGGGCAGCAATGCTGTAAGCCTGTACTATGCCTATCAAATTGGGCTGGATTATATTACCCTGCTGCTGTGCAGCAAAATGCAAAAGCTGCCGGTTTTACATCTTACAGGCCAGTGCAATGGAAAAACCACGCTGCTGCATTTATTAAGGCTGCTGATGGGCAGTGAATTTGTACATATATATAATCAGGGCGATACTGCCGTTAATTTTGAAGGCAAGCGCCTGCTTGCCATTGATGGCTTTAATGGCAGCACAGGTGAGGTACTGGCATCGGTAACCGAAAGCAGCAGCCCTACCTGCTTTATAATTAATACCAATGCAATGGGAGCCAATGTAGATGCAGCGCAATTTTGGGTACTGGCACCCGGTGCAATAAGCAGCCCCAATACAGCCATTATGGATGATTTTGCACGGGAGCTGCCCGCCTTCAGGCAGTATATATTGCACAGGCAGTTAATTACCACCCAGCAAAGCCGCCTGTGGTTTGCCCAAGAGCTTTATACCAGGCAGGCAGGCAGCCATCTTCCTTTACATAAGGCCAATGATCAGTTCGACGAGGTACTCAACTGCTTAAACATTCCAAAAAACGAGAACAACACTACAACCGCTGCTAAGCAGCCATAGTAGTAGCAGTATTTTACGGGGCGGGCTGCTTTTACCGGCACGGCCGCCCCTTTTTTTAGGGCCATTTTTGGGCCATCAGCTTTGGTTACCGCTGTTTTTTTGGCAGGATGTGGTTTAAGTTTTTAAAAAACGTTGCTGACTTGCATTTTTGTTGTTACATTTGTTACAAATTGTAATAAAAACAATGAAACCTACGCCTGTATTGAGTTCTTTCTGTAAAAAAGTGTAACAAGATGGTCAAATTTGTTACAACTTGTTACAATTTGTTACAAAAAATGTGTAACAAATTGTGAGTTTGTTACAGTTTTGTACAAATTTGTTACAAATCGTGTACAATTGATAATCAGCCACTTATACCAGTTTTTTGGGCTTTTTTTGGCTTGTAACAAACTTTGGGTAAAAAAATTGGTGCGAAATTTTTAAAATCAAAATTATCATGAGTAAAAAAAAGAAAGCCATATTGGCAGTGCTGATACTGCTGGCAATTTTTGGCGCTTACATGGGCGATTTTTTGGGGGGCATATTATGCGGCTTTTTTGGCCTGCTCAGCCTTACCTACACCATTGGCAACTGGGCTTACAATAAAAGTATCAATAATTTGGAAAAAACAATCAGGGATCACTCCCTGGGCATTAAAAACCAAAAATTGTAAAGATGACTGCAACAACTACTTTGCCTGCCACACCACCGGCAGGCTGCAAATTGTTAAAACTGGTGGTACCAAATGATAATAATAAACTGGCCTGCAACCTTTTTTCGGTAATAAACTATGCCCCCAAAAGGTTAATTGGTAAAGAAGAGTTTGGCAATGTGTACGAAATAAAGCAGGATGATGGAAGCTGCGTGTATGTGCATTGCATAAAAATACAGCGCCTTAGCTTTATAGGCATTGCCGATGAAAACACCATGCCGGCCACCGGTATGGATGAATTTACTTTTAAAGCACAATGGATGGAAAAGCACCCCGATACGGTGCACACCACACCCATGGCCATATACTATTACCAGGTAATTGCAAAAACGCCTGCAGTATGAGGGGGTATATAAGTATTGAGCTGCCGGTAAAGCCTTATGTAAGGGCCTACATCATTCACCGCTACGGGCTTAACCCGGTGCTTAGCAAGGATAATGATATTGGTAATAAGCTGTACGACCTGCTGGAGCATGCTACCAATGAGCGTGCAAGTGAGTACAGCAGTAAGGTATATACCACCAGTATTAAAGTTTTTATAAGCATGCGCACCTTCAGGGTAAGGGGCAGCCGTATAAACGAAACCAATGTGCAAAACCTTAACCAGTATATTGAAGATCAGATAAAGTTCCTTTTTCACTACCTCATGGATTTTTATATTAGCATATTGCCAAGCTTCGTAAGCAATTTAACGCAGGTAAGGTTTTTTTTGGGCATCAGCGAAGATGATTGGGAAACTGATAGTATGAAAAAAGATTACTACCGGTACCGCAAAAAGCAGCAAAAACCATTGCTGTACGACAAAACTATTTCCCGAAATGTCCTGCCGGTATCATTGGATGATAAAGGTTTTTAGCTTTGTTGTATGCGAAATATATATAGTGATTTACAATTAGTAACAGGCCCTTACAACGAGGGCATATGTGCCATACAGTTAGTGCCTTGCACCTGGATAATGGCCGATGCAAATATTGATGAATATACCGGGGAAGCTACCGTGCTGCCGCTGCTGGATGCTGGTAAGTACTGGCTTAACCTGCAACTGGTACCTGCTTCTTTTTCTTTTGACGAAAAGCCTAAAAATGGTAAGCCCGGTAATTGGTACAGCATTACTGCAGGTGGAAACCTTAATGCTGCCGGCAGTGCTGAGCTGCAAATATTGCATACACTTATGCATCACGAGGTGGTGGCATTGGTAAAACATAAAGATGGGCGGTTGCGTATTGTGGGCCGTTCATCTGCCGGGCTTACATTTACCTGGCAAAGCAATGGCAGTAATAATGCCACGGTGGTAAGTATTTTGCTGGCCATGGATAGCCCCGATGTATCGCCTGTGTACCCTGTGTAGTAAAATCCCGCTTTTTTGTCCTTTATACAATGCCCGGCAGCGGGCATTTTTGTTGCGTAAATAAATTACGCATACATGTACAGTGCATTTCTGGCTTCTATTATAAAAAGTGATTGGCTCATCAGCTCCACATGGGTGCAGGCCAATACGCCATTAATAATGGAAGTGATGAAGGGCAATGGCGATGCCCGCCTTTTTGGTATGCAGGCATATAAGGATGATGATGGACCAGGCAATGATAGCGAACTGCGCACACAGGAAGCCCGTGCCAATGCTATGCAGGCCGGTATGCAGCAAACAGCTTTTTTTGTTTCCCCTTATTTTAATAACAAGGATATAAGTGCGCTTGGCGCTAATGCCATTGCCATTGTAAAATTGCATGGGCCGCTGCTGGCAAGCGGTGGTATGTGCAGCTATGGCATTAAAGATTACAGCGCATTGGTAACCAGGCTGGCCGCTGCTAACAATATTACCGGCATTTTATTCGATATGAACGGCCCCGGGGGCAACATACCGGTGGAGCTGGTAAGTGCTATAAAAACTGCAAGGGCATCAAAGCCTGTATACGGCGTGGTTAATGGCGGTATGGCTGCCAGTGCCCACATGTGGGTATTGGCAGCTGTAGAAAAAGCATTTGTAACCGAAAAAACCGATGAGGTTGGCTGCGTGGGTGTATACACCACCATTGCCAATTGGAATGAGTACTACAAAAGCCAGGGCCTGCCGGTGGTGGATGTATATGCACCGCAAAGCACCGAAAAAAACCTTGATTACCGCAAAGCCAACGAGGGCGATACTTCTTTAATAGAAGAGCGGCTGGGTGTATTGGCTGCTGAGTTTATCAACAGCATAAAATCCGACCGTGGCACCCGGCTTACCAGCAATGACTGGCAAACCGGTAAAATGTATTTTGCCAAAGAGGCAAAAGCCATGGGCCTTATTGATGGCATAAAAAGCTACAACGATGTACTTACTGAGCTGGCAAAGGTAGCTTCCATCAAAACCAAAAGCAATCAACAAAATAGTAATACTATGGCATTTGAAAAAACAATGGGCGCAGCCAAAGCAACGCAGTTTGCTGTGGTTGATGAGGGATTTGCCCTTACTGAAGCTCAGCTTAACAATGTAGAAGCCGCAATAATTGCCGGTGAGCAGGCCGCAGCAGCATTGGATACCGCCACTGAAACCATTAAGGAGTTTAACACAAAATGGCAGCAATTAAATGAAACAGCCACAGCATCGGCCAATACCATTAACACACTTACTGCCGAGCTGGAAACACTCAGGGGTAAAGCAAGCACACAGGGCGGCAGCAATGTGGCTACCAGTGCAGAAAATGAGGCAGCAGCAGCCGGTGGTGGTAAGGTAGCCAGCTGGCTGGATCCTAATAACCCCATCAATGCCTGGGCCGATAGCAAGCTTCCTAAAACAGAAAAGGCATCCTGATATAATTCATTCATCTTAAAAAAGAATAATAATGGCAACAACAATCACAAGCACCCAGGTAGTAACCGATTTTGGTGCATTTTACATAGATGCTGGCCAAAACGAGGGCAATATTCACCAGCGCCTGCGTGAAAGCTTTGAAACACAAGGCGCTTTTACCATAATTGATACGGAAGATACCGTGTTGAGGGAATCCAATACCCAGTTTACTGAAGTGCTGCAGGGCTTTCAAAAAGCTTTTACACCAAAGGGCGGCGTTACATTTACGCCCAAAGCCATTCCGCTTTACAATGTAAAGGTGGATCAGCTTTTTTACCCTGATGATCTTAAAAACCAATGGCTGAGTTTTTTAACCAGCAACAGCCTTGACCGTACTACATGGCCATTTGTACGCTGGTTTATTGAAAGCTACGTAATGGGGCAGATAATGCATGATATGGAAACACAGGCCATATACAGCGGCGTATTTGCAGCACCCACTGCAGGCACAGCCAATAATGCCAACCAAATTATGAATGGCGTTAAAAAAATAATTAACGATGCCGTTACCGGTACCACCATTACACCCATAGCCACCGGTGCGCCCAGTACTACAGCGCTTACCTGGTGTACCCAGGTGGAGGACTTTACTAAGGGTATCCCGGAATTATACTGGAACCAAAACCTGCAGATAAACATGAGCCGTACATTGGCCCGCAGGTATAAAGAAGGCCGCCGTACGAAGTACAACAGCAATTATGCCCAGGTAAGTGAGCAACTGGCAGTGGAGGATACAGATAATACCAGCGTAATTGGCCGTGGCAGCATGATTGGAGCCACAAAAATTTGGACTACTCCAAAAATGAACGCCATACTTGCCTTTAAAGGAGGCAGCAATGCAAACATTGTGGAAGTAGAAAAGGTTGACAGGCAGGTAAAAGTGTACACCGATTTTTGGGTTGGAGCCGGCTTTATTGATGATGGCCTGGTATTTACCAACGACAGGGATTTGGTATAATTAATTAAATAACCGTACTGCCGGTATAATAACGGCAGTACACAACATACTTTTTATGGCAGCAAACGAAAACAAAAGTGGCCAGCTTACAACCGATCAGCAATTGGCCGCTGAAAAATTAAAGGTTGAAGACCTGGTAAATCAGGTAAATGAACTTAAAAAAAGCAATGCTGAATTGCAAACCCGCAATGAAGACCTGGTAAAGCAGGTAGATGATAAAACAACAGCTTTTGATAAACTGCAGGCGCAATTGGATGAGGCTAAAGAAGGCCTGAATCAATTAGCATCAGCCCAGGTTAAAGCTGCTGGCGATAAGGTGATTGATTTTAGCGGTAAAAAGTACAAGCAGGTAGTACCACAATTTCGCCTGCACGATTTTGAGGAAGTGATCACTTACGAGCACCTTAAAGCAGATGCAGACCTCGTAAAGCGTGTGCTTGCAATTGATGGGCAGGGCTTTTTGGAGGAAATTTTTTAACAATATTTTTTTAACTCATTTTTTAATTATAATACGATGAAACGATTTTCTTTATTACTCATTGCACTTACAGCATTTTTAGTAACCAGCCAGGCACAGGCTACAAGGTTTACCAACCGTAATAACGATGAGCGAGTCGCTAACAGGATAACAACTGCAGATGCAACACCTGTTTATATCGACAGCCTTGTATTACGCACCAATGAAGCCGGCATTATACAGGTAACCATTATTGGTTATGCTAAGGATACTGCCTATGCAGTAACCGGTGTAAAGCAGGCCCGTTTTAATAAGCGGCGTGGTACGCTTACCTTAGGTACGGTTACTGATTTACTTACCACTACCACCGATACTGATATCAGTGGCGCCACATTCAGTATTATATCTTCCGGCAATAAAATTTATGTACAGGTTACTGGTAAGGCGGCTACATCCATTACGTGGACCTGTTTTGTAAAAGCAAAAACGGTAAGCACGGGCACTTAAACAGGCCAAAAAAAATTACTATTCACCTTTCAACTTTTTTATAATGTCAACATACGCATATACAAATTTAGTAACGCCGGTAAATACCGGCAGCGGCATCAGCGAGTATGTACTGCTTGCACCTGTAACTGATTTTGCTGTAAATGGCATAAAATGCCCGGCAGCTCCTTTCACCAATGTGGGCGATCAGATCACCATCAGTGTGCCGCATGAGTTTAAAGCAGGACGTGCATTTGCCCGGGTGGCGCTGGCTCCCGAAAAAAATGAGCTGATGGCAAAAACCATAGGGGATACCATGTTTCAAAAGCTGGATTTTGAAATGAAATTGTTTTTCCCCGGCAGTTATAAGGAGCTGCACGAAGCTGTTGCCAATTATATCAATCAGCCGCTTATTGCCCTGGTAAAAGATAGCAACTGCCCGGCCAATATGTGGTATCAGTTAGGATGTGATTGTACTGCAGCATATCTTAAAGGAGATTTCAGCACCGGTACTACCAAAAATGGCGTAAAAGGCTACGAGGTAACCATCACCTGGCAAAACCCTTATGTACAGTTGTACGATGTGGTTGGCGGCCCAGAAGAGCTTGCATAACATACAGTTGGTTTTTTGAATATTAAAAAAGGCTTCCCTTTCCGGGGAAGTTTTTTTATATTTGTACAGTGAAAAGAGATTATCCTACATATATTTTATCCAAAGCAGATAATGTTAAAGTTCCGGGCATTTATATCGCCCGCCTTACTGCTCCCAGGTTAATTGCCCGTGTTGAAAATGGAATAATTGTTATCCTTGAAATTTTCCAACCACTTCCACCAAAATATACTGAAGAATCATTGTTAAAGCACTTAACCAAGTGGTACAATCACTCAGGAGTTAAATTTAAATAGCGTCCTTTTTAAGGCGAACGCCGGTAATTAATATTGTTGTATGGTATTGATACAGCAATGGTTAAACAGCAAACGGGATTATGCTGCAGGTATTTTGCTTTACGAAGCACTTGATAGCTGCGACCTTGATATATTGACACTCCTTAAAAAAGGCCGTACTAATTTTTCCGCTAAAAAATTGTTTGATTTACTGCTGGCAGCTCATAAAGGAGAAAAGCCCGTAAAAAAAACACAGGATCCAGCCCATACAGCTTCATTTGTTACTAAAAAAGAATTGCCAATACCTGTTGAGGTGTTAAATGATGAATTGCTGCAAGCATGCAAGTATGAAGCTGATATGGCTTACAAGGAGTGTATGAACAAAAGGGCTTTACTGATGAGCCTGGTTCCTGCTGATGAAATGGATGATGCTAACCGGCCTGATTTGGTAGAGCAGCGCAAAAAACTGGCTTTGGAAGTATTACAAGAGTATAAACAGGTGAGCAAATTATACGATAAGGCTGATTTTGTAAAAAAACACGGCCGGCTTCCTGATCAGCCTGACCAAAATCCTGAAATTGACATACCTGATATTGAAGTAAAATCAGCATTGGATAATGCACGTAAAGCATATAATAAGCTTAAAAATAAAGAGCAAACGCCTGAAAGGATTGCATTGATGCAGTTGCATCAGGAAAAAATTAAAAATTTATCAGCAAGATGGGACTCTTTAAAACAGGCGAAATAGCAGATATCGGCACCGCAGGAGGTCAGATTACTGCAAATAATGACAAACAGGTTACAGTGCTGTGTAAAAGCCCTGCAAAACTTGCTGCATTGGTATCGGCTGTAAATGATGGTACAACTACTTTTTTTTTAAGCGATGGCGATTGGAGTATGCACGATTTAATACTGGAGCTGCTGGTAACACGTTCACCGGCTTCATTATTTATAACAACATATGCTATCAGAGATACGGCTATTTCCCCGCTAATAATGGCCGTGCAAAATGGATTGATAAAAGAGCTGTACATGTATGTTGATTACCGGGCAGAGGTAAGAACAAATGATGTATTCCAATTGGTTAAGAACAATGCTGATAAAATAGCAATGGGGGCATGCCACGCTAAAATAACTGTACTTCAATGGGATGGTGGTTATGTAACCATCATTGGCAGTGCCAACTATACAAAAAATCCAAGAGTTGAAGCAGGTACAGTTACCTGCGATAAAGAAGTAGCTATATTTTTTATTAATAACATAAAAAACCTTATCGAAAATGGTGAAAAAATCTTTAAATGACATTACAGCAGATGATTTAAACGAAATAGAAAAATTAGCTGCAGCATTAATGGTTCCTAAGCAGATAGCCGCCATATTGGGCATAGATTCCTCATTTTTTCTGTCATGCCTGAGGTTTGAAGGAAACGATGTACACCATAGATATTTCAGGGGCAGCCTCATGCAGGAATATGAATTGAAGCTGGCCACCATAAAGATGGCAAAAGCTGGTTCTACACCAGCTCAAAATAAAGCAGATGATTATTTGAAAGACCAAAAATTAGGATTATATGAGTGAAAAACCCGGTGGCAAATCTGGCGTAAAGCAGTTAATGACAACTGCCAGGCAAATAAGATTTGGTACTGAAATTTTATTGGCTGAAACAAGAGATTGGCAGCTTATACGTGAGTATATCACAAACAGGTTCAGTAAAATTGAACTAAACCAAAATCAGCAGCTAAAATTAGAGCGCATACAGTTTATATATAATAGCCTGTGCTCAGGTAAGTATACTGAGCAGGATGTAATTGATATGCTGGTACAATTACCAGCATATAATATCAGCCTTTGCCAGGCATATAACGATTTAAAAGCAGCCAAAGAATTATTTCCTCAATTTAATAATCTTAAGAGGGATTTTGAGCTGAATGTTGAAATTGAAATAGCCAGAAAAGCCAGAACTAAGTGCCTTGCAGTTAACGACCATAAAAATGCAGTGGCTTACGGCAACTTGATAAAAGATCTGCTTAAACTGCTTCCTGAAGAATCCGAAGATGATGGAATTGACTTTACAGGCCATAATTATGAATTTACCTATGACCCATCACTTATTGGGGCGCCTGATGTTGATATACCTGAGTTGTTAGCCTATATTAACAAAAAAAGAAAAGTAGATATCAAAACTGATTTATTTGACGAATTGATACCAGGATAATGGTTATTCAACTGCACAGGAATAAGCCTCAGCTGAGAAGCATGATTATCGGTAGCCCAACCGAAGTACTGATTGCCGGCCGTGGTACCGGTAAAACTGAAGGTGTAGTGGCTGAAGGTACCAGCAACCGTTTTTTTAAAACAATGCCCCGTGGCGCTGGTGTAATAGTTGGAGCTACCTTCAGTCAATTAATGACACGTACGCTGCCTGGTTTAATTGCAGGATGGGAACTGTTAGGTTACAAAATGGGCCAGCACTATCTCATTGGACAAAAACCGGATGCTGCATTTAAAAAAAGATGGAAATGGGAAGGACCTTATAGACCGCCATTGGATTACAAATATTTTGTAAGTTGGTTTAATGGTGCTGGTGCGCACTTAGTAAGCCAGGAGCGTCCCGGTTCATCTAATGGTATTACAATCGACTGGATTGCTGGCGATGAGGCAAAATTACTTAACGAGGAACGCCTTAAAACTGAGCTTTTTCCTGCAAATCGTGGCATACTTCCTGCTTTTAAAAATAATCCTTACCATCATGGTCTTTTATTTGTGTCAGACATGCCTGTGGGAACATCAGGCAGATGGCTGTTGGATTGGGCAGATAAGATGAATGTATCTGCCGTAACGGATATTTGGAAGTACCAAACAGCCATTTTTAAGTTAAAACAGGCATATTTTAAAGCAAATAGTAAGCAAAAAAAAGAAATTGAAAAACAAATTAATATCGTTAAGGATGAAATTAATACCCTTAGAAAAGGCCTGCTGTATTATCATGAAGCCAGTACTTTAGATAACATAGCTGCATTGGGGGCCGATTACATAAAGCAGCAATTGAGAGATACCACATTGTTTCAGTTTGATACTCAGATCTTGAATATAAGGCCTAAAAAGGTAGAGAACGGCTTTTATCCTGATTTGAATGAAGATAAGCATGGATACTTTTCTGAAAACGATGAGTACTTTGACAGACAGACTTATGAACCAGGATTATCATTTAATTGCCTTAAGGACGGCGATATCAATAATGAATTACCATTGCATATATCTATTGACTACAACAAGAGAATACATTGTATAGTTATTGCACAGGATGATGGTAAGGTAATCAGGATTGTTAATAATATCCATGCACTCTATCCTGGTAAACTGAAAGAAGCATTAGTACTATTCTGTGATTACTATAAACCCTTCAAAAGAAGGATGATATACTTTTGGTACGATCATACTGCAGTAGGTGGAGAGAATGATACAGCTAAATGCGATGATGTAGTCAACATACTTTCAAATAATGGTTGGGTAGTTGAGCAGATGTACACAGGTAAAGCGCCGGACCATGAATCAAAGTACAGAATGTATGGTAACCTTTTACAAGAGAATGGATGGTATGCAAGAGTACTCCGTTTTAACAGGGAAAATGCCAGGTATCTGCTTACTTCTATGGGTTTGGCTGGTACTGAAGCAAGGAAAGATGGGTTTGGAAAAGACAAGAAGTCTGAACATGATGACAAGTTTCCCGCAGAAGAGTCAACACACTATAGTGATGCGCTTGATATGATGACATACGGTATGTTTGAGAAACAACTTATGTATAGAATATAAACTATAAACTATGGTGACCCGCATACGGCCGGGCTATCCGCAGTACATGGTACTTAGCTCCTATCCCTGTCACATCCCACACTCATAGCTCATAGGGGAGCCTTTGGCTCCTGCAATGGTCACCCTGAAGGTGTGTACATAGGGAGGCCATTACATATATCCTGCATTAGCCCTCTGGCGTGCGCCTAAAAGCCATAGAGATCGGAAGAGCGTCGT